GACATGTATGCTTGTGCGCCAAAATAAAATCCAACAATGGATGCTTGTCCTAGATAAAACAATCCCAACAAATCACCAAGAGCATTTACTCTTGATTCTGACACTACTGGTGTAAATAATACAGCAGTAAATAAAACCATACTAAGAATAGAAACCCAAGACATACGCTTTTGTGCTTCTGCCTTTTCTTCTCTCAATTCCAATTCCAAAATTTCAGTTGCTCTTTTCATTTCTTCTTCTGTAACATCTCCACTATTATTCAAATCATATTTTTTTAATAAATCTTGAATATTTTGCTTAGGCAATTTTTAATGTCCTTTTGCTTGTCGATTAAGTTTTTCGTGTCGTTCTTTCATTCTTTCTTCTTCAAGATGTTGTAAAAGAAGACCCAAATAAATTTCTCTCTCCCACGGCAACATGTGTTCTATTTCAGTCAATGAATACTTGTGATGTTGCATTAGCGAAAATGTCAATCTGTAATAATTTTCAAGACTATTGTGAGAGAGGCAAATTAGAAAAAATTTTGCATACCTTCAATCGTCATATCATTTGTTACACCAGTTTTTGGATTTTTCACTTTTGTTTTATATTGAACCTTTGGCATAGTTTCAAAGAATTCTTGAATCTTCATAAATTGTTGATGTGTCATTGAATTTACAAAATCTTCAAGTTCTTTCTTTGATATGTCATTACGATCATAAATCTCTTCGTCATCATATATTTGACCAATGCAATTTTTGATGACTTCAAATCCTGCTGATGGATCTTCTGTGTCTAAACCAGAAACATTGCTCACTCTGGGATAATTCATAATTACACCAATATTGTCTGTCAGAGGAATCCTATTTGAATGGTTCTCTGGCATTTCACATTTGATTTCTTCCAGATTGATTTCAACTTCAACTTTGGTTTCATTATCATCTGGACATGTTACCATGATAGTTGATGTTTCACCAATTGATTTTGATCTTAATTGAATAAAAATATATTCTAGATCAAACACAGGCAATTTTTTCGAATCTAATTTCTTAAATGTGCACTCATGGATAATGTTTTCGACCGCACGAATAATGTCTTTTTCTTCTCCTGTTTGTTGAGCAGTGAGAAGCATTTTCTCTTCTTTGACCAAAAATGGTCTGAATTCAACAGTCTCACCAGTAGATGGTACAGTCAATTCATATTTGGTTATTGCTAATGATGGTAAAGCCATAATTTCCTTTCATGTTATATGGGCAGTTCAAACCAATCTCTAAATGCCATTGTGACATTTAACTTTGAAAATTCATTTCTTGCATTATTATCTAATGTAATTAATTCTACAGTTTTTGGATATGCTTCTGATAATCCGCAACTGTAGATTACATTATCAGAATAATCTAATTGTTGTATTGATATTTGTTTTACATAATCATCATAAAAATACATATCATAGGTTGTTTCATCATATATTTTCTTGTGCCAGTTATCAAAATACTTTTTAATAATATATTTTTCATCCAAAAGAAAAGTCATGTTAATTGAACCAGAAAGAACTAATCCTGTTCCCAGTTCAAATGTTGGACCATATACATTATCATTTATTTGTGTATCAATGGTCCTTCCTGGCATGTCAACAGTTTCACATCTCAAAGAAACTATTCTGTCTTCTTCATTATTGTTATTTGGTGACATTATTTGAACTTCAAATCTATTTGGTCTAGAGACACCATATTTGGATATTGAAGTTAAAAATGTTTCGCTCTTTGAATTATTAACTGCGCTTGTCATGAGTTTATCATCCTTCTTGAATCATAATATACTTTGTAAATGCTTGCTTTTCTAAAGTTTTGGACTGGAAGAAGTAATGCCAGTTTGTGTTCATTTTCTTCTAGTTCAACAAATCGTGATCTTACATGTCTATACAAATATTTTTTCACGACAGGTCTAATTTCTCTTATATTTTTGATTCTACTCCATTCCAACATCATTCTTCTATTTTCACCGCTTCCTCTCGTAAATCGTTGCAACTTTTCTATCAATTGCATACGATAAGGAATGGAAATGTAATGAAAATTTAAACCAAGAAATCCCCAATTAAATTCTTCAATAGGAATTACAAGAGGAAACCTATCATAGTATGGTAATGTTTTTTTGTGTTTTGGATCATACACAAAAAAATTCAATTTTCCTGTCATCAAATTATTAGTTGTATTACCATCAACAATTAATTGCCTTTGAGTGGGAACACCAGATTCCTGTATTTTTCTTTGATACCATCGGATGGATCTTTCTTCTCCACCCAATTCTGAAATGATATTAGTAAAGTATTTGTTTTCCATGATAATATTTATATCTTATAGTCCCAATTCATTTTCTGTTATTAATTTAAATTCGAACTTACGATCAGCACACCATTCTCTTGCTGCTTTCCATTTTGCCTGATTTACACCCCATGTTTTAACCTCATTCAGATAATTTTTTGTTTTTCTCTTGGGTGTTTTAGGTGGAGAACATTGCGCTTTTGGTTTTATTTCAATTAACATGTTTTTAATTGTTTGATCTTTTTGTTTGACTTTGATGAAGAAATCTGGAAAGTATCGGTGAACTCTATTATCAAGAGGTGAGATATATGGTATAATGACTTCTTCAGAAGCCCATGCAAGAATAGCATCTGTTGTATCACAATATACCATAAATCTACGTTCCCAGAGTGAACGATATGTTATTTTATACGGATCGCCTACATATTTTTTCTTATTGACAGGTATGAAATTTCCCTTGTATGTCATATAAATAATAAAAATGATTGTATTTTAAAGGATATTTAGAAGATGCCAAGTGCAGCTTTAGATAGATTGAACAATAGAACTTCTACCAAATTATCAACATATCAATTTCCAGATGATCTAGGTTCCGACAAATCAAAATACTATGTTCAGTTTAGTATTTATCAAACACAACCACATCAATTTCCCAAATTAGATTTTTTAGTAGGTGGTGGAGGTGAATACACACTAGGATTGAAACGTCCAGCTTCAAACAATCCAGACGTGGTGATTAGTCTTTATATGCCTGCAACTATTACAAATGTGCAGACCGCATCATATCAATCAGTGGATGTTGGAATGGTTGCGGCTGCCATCAAAGCAGTAGGTGGAGAACAAGATATTCAAAACATGGATTTCGCAAAAACTCTCACACTATTAGGATCTGAAGTAGCATCACAATATTTGAAAAGCGCAGGCGGTGATACAAGAAGAAACTTGGCAGCATTAGCTGAATTGTCAACAGGTAAAGTAGTAAATAATAGATCTGAATTGTCATTTGATGGTATTGATCGAAGAGCATTTACTTTTGATTTCAAAATGTATCCAAGAAATACCAAAGAAGCTGAATCCATAAAACAAATAGTTAAAGCATTTAGAACACACATGGCTCCAGGAATCGGTGAATCATTAACAGGTAAAACACTTGTTGTCCCATCATTATTTTCAATTGAATTTAAACCAAATGGAAGTTCTAAAAACAAAAAAGATGATTATTTGCCTAGAATAGGAAGATCAGTTTGCACATCTTGTAGTGTGAATTATGGTGGAGCAAGACCACAATTTTTAACAGACGGTTCACCTGTTGAAACCTCGATCACGCTATCATTCCAAGAACTAGAAATCATTACAAAAGAAAGAATAAGTGTAGGTTATTAATAATGTATTTTTCACTTTTTCCTAAAATAAAATATGATGTTGTTGGTGATGGTGTTTTTTATACAATGACGAACATTACCAGACGTGTAAAATTTACTCAATTTGCAAAAGAAAACACTACTGCATTTGATTTTTATGATGTTCAAGATGGAGACACACCTGAGGTAGTAGCATTCTATTATTACCAAGATATTGAATTACATTGGTTAGTTCTCCTTGCAAATAATATAACAGATGTGTATTCTCAATGGCCAATGTCAGTTCCTAGATTTGAACAATATGTAAATGACAAATACGATGATGTAAATGCGATTCATCATTATGAAATATATCAAACCTCCGGAGACACTGAACAAGTTATACAACTTCCCAACAATATCGGATATCCTAATGCCACACCTGTCACTAATTATGTTTATGAAGATGAAATTCAAAAGAAATTATCGAGAATAAGATTAGTAAGAAACGAATTTGTTGATAAGATAGAAAGTCAATTGGGTGATTTATTAAAAGGATAAAATGGCAAGAAAAATATTAAAAAATGCTGGTGATTTTATTCTTGAAAAGCTAGACATTTTGATGGTGAACGGAAGTAAAATTGATCTAACAGAAATTGTCACTTCAATAAACATCTATGAAGATTTGTTCACAAATGCGATATCTGGAACAATTTCTTTTACAGATACAAACAATCTTGTATACAATGGTCCAATCATTGGCCAAGAAAGAATACAACTTAAATTATTAACTCCTCAAGTTGCACCTACCGAAGAGACAGTCATTGATTTTACAAAAAATATACTTTATGTTAATCGTGTTGTTTCAGTAACAGAAATAAATGATTCTTCCAGAGCTATAGTATTATCATTTACAACTCAAGATGTATACATGAATCATCGTGTTCGTGTGTCAAAATCATACTCAGGAGAACCTTCTGAAATAATCAAAAAGATTATTCGTTCACCAACACTTCTTGATTCAAAGAAAAAACTTTTTCTTGAACCTACCGCAAACAATTATAAATTTATTATTCCTAGCATGCGTCCATTCAATGCGATCAATATGATTGCTCAAAAATGCATGTCAAAAACTCATCAACTTGCACCAACATATTTTTTCTATGAGACTTGTTTTGGTTATCATTTTAGAAGTATTGATAGTTTATTTGATGAGGAAAATGTAAAGGCTAGATTTGAAGAACATACTGCTCAAGTTTTGAATGATAAAGGTGAACAGGATTATGTATCAGGAATGGAAAATCTAATTGAGTTTTCACCTGATAGCACACAAGATAGTTTGATCAATACAAGAACAGGAATGTATTCATCAAGAATAGTTCTTTACAATTGGTATACAAAATCTATCACTAAAAAAGAATACAATTATCTAGATGATTTTAGTAAAGACAATCACGCACAAAAGAATGCCTTTGAAGGATCCCCAAATCCATTAATATCTGAAGTAAATGAATTCGGAAATAAAAGATTGTCAGATTTTCCAGATTCTGTTCAGTATGTTCAGGGAACAATTCTAGATGGTGTTTCTAGCAAAAACTTTTACGAACTTGAGGGATCTACACATGCGGATTATACAAATCCATATGAGGGAAGTAATGTAGACAAATGGTGTATGCGAAGAAAATCTAGATTGTCTCAACTACAATTAGGAATGAAAATGAAAATTGAGGTCATCGGCAGAACAAATATTCAAGTTGGTGATCTTGTTGAGATTCGAATACCATCAGTATCTACAGCAACTAGAGACAAGTATAACAAATATCTTTCTGGTCGATATTTAATAAGACAACTCCATCATTCATTTACTATGATGGGCGAACAAAATATGCATAAATGTCATATGACTGTTATCAAAGATGATGTTCAAGAAACGTATCCAGCAATTGGGACAGGTTCAGGTGGAACTGCTCTCAATGATGCTGGTGATTCTGCAAACCAAACAGTATAAGGAGGAACCGCCAAACATTTTGTCATATCCATTTCAAACCTCAAACAGGAGCATTCATGTCTTCCAAACTTAAGACTCGTGTACGAAAAATGAACTTCCAACGGCAAGGAAATGAAAGGAACTTTGAAACATCAGGCAACCATGAAGAAACTAAATACTATGACAAACTCTACATTGATCGAACAAGATTTTTTTTGAAAAAAACAAAAAAAATACTTGACATTTAATTTTATTTAAGGTAGAGTATTTGTTCTAATGCTTGAAATACTCTACCATCTCACAATAAAGTTATGAAAACATACGTTATAAGCAAGACTCCTTATGTAGATTTTACATATACTGGAGAGTGGAAATTACGTCGTGAGGTCTGGAAAGACAAACATCAGTTTACAGAATATTATTTCGGACCATTTCTCATAAGGCATTTTCATGGACAGATGGATGTTGATTGCTCTTCTATACGATCAAGAGGGTGATGTGTTTGAGACCATTGAATATAGATTCCCGACCTATCAAGAATGCATGGATTTCAGAGAGACCATGTCCATCCTATTAAGCGAAGACCCAGAAATTCACAATTTCAAAATAACAGTGGTGAACACATGAAAAAAATCACTTGACATTTTATTTTTTCTATAGTAGAATTCTTTTGTGTTGAATTGATGATGAATACTCTAATCATAAGGTACATATGAATTATTCTGATTTGATCATGGCTCTGTTCGGATTGCTTTTGTTTGGTTCTTCAATGGCGATCGCAATCGTAGGTAGTTTTTAGAATATATTCTTTAACACTATAAGTTGCGCCTATAGTTAAAAGGATATAACAGAAGACTTCTAATCTTCCATTCTAGGTTCGATTCCTAGTGGGCGCACCATAACAAAC